AAGACTGAATAATCCCCACCTGTTCCATCCGCAGTATCGATCGAAAAAACATACTTTGCATTATCACTCTTATAATCATGATAGAGACGTTTAGCATAATTTGGGTGTACAGTAAAACAGTCATTAATCCATTGCTTTTCTTCAGGCAATGCAAATGTTGTATTTATATAGTCTGACTTGATATTATAGAGTCTCTTTAATTCATTAGAGTTTAGGAGTAATTGGTCTGATGAGAAAAATTGGAGTCCATATTCCTGGTTAAAGTCTTCAACTGATCCAAGGTTTGCGATAACTGATTGCTTCCATGCCTCGTCTCTACCTTTAACTTGCCACCAATCAACCCTAAGAGGAACATAGTCACTTTTTCCAGCAATAGCATCTACCCAGATCTCATAGAATTTATTTTTACCGTTTGGTGTAGAAGTAATAATTACTTTTGCATTCGGATCGGCCGTGATTGTAGGAACGATTGCTCGATAGAATTCATCTAATTTTGCTTCATCGATATGCGCGAACTCATCAATATATAGGATATTTACAGTAAGACCGATACCTGATTTTTTAGTAGTCGTTCTACCAACAATACGACTATCGTTATCAAACTTAATGTTTCCTGAATTGATATGTTTGATTCCAGGCTTCATAAAGAAAGGCAGCCCATCAAGACAGATTCTAAACTTATCCATTAACTCTCGAGTTGTAGTAAAATTATCTGCAACAATTAGGGCAGTCTTATCAGATTTGAATAGAAGAAACCATAAGATAAAAATAGCTGATGTAACTGATTTACCGGTCTGTCGACTTGCCATTAGGATATTCCACTTGTTTCCTCTAAAAGATTGCAGGATTTGTTCTTGAAAATCTCGAAGACCTTCAGTATCCTTTATGTATTTAACACCATCACCAGTTTGAATCTTACAATAATTAGTGGCAAAATAGAGAACATCAGCTTTACACTTTTTAAGTTCTTCTACTTCTTCTGGCGTATATTCAAATGGAAGGTTTCCTCTTTTTAAGTTAACATCATTGTCTTTAAATGGAGAATTATGCAGACCTTTAATATCGAATCCGTCATTTTCAATCGCATCGAGAAGCTTATTGATACGAGCAGTTGTCCAAAGTGAAGTGTTAGTATCTTCAGGCGAACCCGAAAGATTTGATAGTTTTCGATGGCTAAAAGCGCCACCATTGGTCATGACGTCTTTCATTAAGTTAAATTATTTCACTGATGTCCATAAAGTCATCGTCTGCTTCATCGCTCTTAAGCTCTATGTTTCTTTCCCGCATCAGTTCGGATTTATTAGATGGGTCCAATAAACTCCCAGTAGGTACTTTAATCGAGTCGTCCGCTGATTCTCCAGGTAAGATATTGATTAGATTTTTTGTTCCTACTGTAATAAAGAACTGACCTTCAGTAGAACTTGAATCTACAAATTCTGAATCTGGATTTACTGGAGCAGCGGAGTTTAACTGACGATATGTGTCCTCAAGAAAGAGCACATAATTTGCCTGCATCTTGGTAATCGAGGCCATCTTATCTTGTAACTGACCCATTACCTCAATTAGTCTAGGGTGAGTGTTACCTGAAGTTATTTCCTCCATCACCTTAATAATTGTAATCTTTATTGTCTTTAATTGAAAGAAAAGGTTTGAGATGTTGATTGTATCTAGTTCCTTTTTATGTCGAGCATAATCATTTTTTTCAAAAATTCCAATATCCACAAAGTTTTTAAATAGGGAATCAGTGATTTCCCTAGCTTTGACTGTAAACTGATTACTCATCTCCTCAAAATCGTATGGACTTTCAGGTCTAGTCTTTTCAGAGATCTCGTTATCAATCACCATGTCTCCATGTGACTCAGTACCGATCGATCCCAATAGGGATTGTATCTCGTCCCTGAGGTGAGCACGATTTTCTCGGCTCATTCCTGATTTGTTGCTACCCATTAACTTATCTGATTTTATTTTCGTATTTGTCCAATGCTGGATTTGCTGTGATCTTTATCTGCTTTACTGCCTCTACCCACTCATATACTATACTCTCTACCTGCTGAAGTAAATAATCAAGAAGAGGATGTGCTCCAAACATTTGAGTTGAAAGCGTCTTTTTTAGGATCTGACCCTTATAATCAAAACCTACATTTGTCCTCTTTTCCCTACGTTCAAAGATTGGACGATATATGCTATTTTTTACCATGTTAATTTACCTTTTTTGGTCGAGGAACTATTTCCTTAATCTGAATGTTAACTGGCCCAAGCGAGTCTGGCGTGATGCCAGCAGAGTAAACATTACCATATCGATCAGTAAAACCTCCTCGGATTATTGGGAGTTCCTGATATGAAACAATAATATCATTAAACTCATCAAGACCAATATCGGAAGCTGATGGATTCTGCACCTTTAAGATCTCGTTCTTTTTGCACACTATATTTATTGAGACAGAATCTACTCCATTGACCTCCTCAATTATCTTTATCAGGTCACTCTTAGGTATCCTGGTGAACCTGGTGTTTTGAATAAAGTATTCACCTAAATTATTAAGAATGTCCCTCTTGATTATCTCGGATGAAACGTCATCAAACACAATGATAGAGGTGTTTATGACGTATTCGCTAGGAATCGGATCAATTATCTGAACATCGGTCGAAATCATTTTACTACCTGATTTTTCAAGATATTGTAGTAGCTGATTCTTTTGATAGTCATTCATCACAAATCTATTAAGACTGGCGCTAAAATAGTCTTGGGCTACACTAAATGTTTTTCGGATATCAGGTATAAGAAATAGGTTTAACATCCTAGAATCAACTTCATCAATTGAAACATTGATGATGGAGAAAAGTTTCAGCTTTCTTAACACGCTCTCATAATGGTCAACATTCACTAACGCAAAACTTTTAGACTGTCTTGGTGCAAGAAGACGGGTTAATTTAGAGTCCTCAGCATTTGTTCCAAAGAAGGGTGCGTTTGTTGTGGTGATCTCAATATATTGATTTAAGTCTATCTCGTCTCCTAATATGCTAAATCCGGTGTCCACGAATTCAAACTTAATACTGGCCAAATCGTTACTTCTGATATTTCCGTTTGATCCCTCAGTCACCAAGTATTCAACTAAGATATCTGATCCCCTGGTCGGAATCAGTCCATAATTACCGTTGCCGAAGAAAAGATCAACTCCGCTCGTCATTCCGGTTTTAATCATGTATGCCTTGTCTCCTCTAGGCATGTCAATGATTGAATCGTACTTTCTCCATCGCTCTCCATTTACATGAACGTTAACTATAAAATTATCGATATAGTAGTTTTGTGGGCTACCTATCGCAAAGCTTTCGATGGGTTCGCCCTTAGCTGAGACTGTTTGGGATTCGATTATTCCCTGACGGATCCCCAGCTTAAGACCGTTTGTTGTGCCGTTAAATGAAAACTTGATCTCATCCTGTGAAAGGTCAAGCACATAGGTTAGACCGTTGTTCTTACACCTTATTCTAGAAAGGTTTGGTATAATTACAAAGTCAGTAGGTGGCTCTCCGGCTCCAGCCTTAGTTGACAGGCTGATTTCACCAGACGCAGATACTGCTCTGCTTGGATTGTGTCCAGCCAGTGTGGCTAGTGAATAGACTGACGTTAGTCTAGTCGCCTCATTAATGTTTAACTCGGTGATCGAGTCTTCTATATAGTAGAATACTAATTGTGTAAGGTTCTCAACAACCAATAATAACTGTCCAAACGGTGAGGCTGATGTAAATACTGCCCTACTCTGATTAAACTTAGACGTCAAGTAGTTGATGGTCTGAGATAAAAGGTCCTCAACATATATGCTGAGCCTATTGAAAACCTTAAAATTGTCTGTGACTTTTGCCATGTAGCAACTTTATTTATTTTATTTATTCACATATCTTTAATCTCAGCCTATTAATTTAATACTTTCATTTCCTAAAAGGATCTCATAAGATAAATAGAATAAAGAAACACTTAATAATGTTTAAATCTTTAGATAAGAAGAACATATACGATAACACCCAAATCTCATTCTGTTTTGAATTCTTTTCTCCTATGAGAAAAATGGATGCAGCCGCAAAGATTGCTAGAGCATTGGGAAAAAAGGTAAAATGGTTTACTGAAATAAAGAGTGATTTTAAAGCTACTAACGAGACATTTAAGCTTGCACCCACATATTCTAATGGGTACAAGGAAATGCAACTCAGCACCGGCCTCATGCCATATCAGGAAGCCATGCACATGTATCTAAAGGTCTCAAACATAATTGAAGCAATAGGTTTTACTACAGAGCGGTGTAGAGTAAGGACCACGATTAAACTCAATGAAAGGGCATTAGCGCTTCCAAATAGGGTGGAAAAGCTCAATCGCCTTAAATATTTAATAAGTCTGGATGAAAAGCGACTTTTTGAATTATGGCCACAGCCTGAAAATGAAAATAGGCTAATTTATCAGAATCACTTTCAATACGTACAGCCAAAACGGCTATATGACATGATCTTGACTGAATCGATCGTTGAAAGAGGAGACGCGATCGAGCTAAAATTTCCAGAATCTGATTTTTTTGCCACTGATTTTTCTCAACTAGCTAGCGGCAAACTTAACGTTAATTATATTTCAGGCAAGGAATATACTCGAAAAAAGAAGGAAGCTGTCGAAACATTAAACATTGTGATCGAACATCTTTATCAGACGTTAACTGAAAACCATACTTATTCTAATCAGGAAAAGGTTAAGATCTCGGAAATGGTAAAAGAGTTTAGGTTTGCAATCGACTCTACTAAATCACTATTGGGTTTTAGGTCAGCATTTCCGGAAATAGACCTACATGTTGACTTAAATACGAACGAGAGACTACTTGAATCAGTATACCCTCAAATTAGGGAAAAACTGTTTAGAGTAATAATTGGAGGAGGAATCAGTGAAGCTATTGTGAATTACGATACTCGTCGAGCAAGACTTCAAATAAAGGATGCAAATATCAAGAGAAGTATTCTCTTGGAGGGAGTTGAATTTTTTGGCTGTGAAATCGAGGGAGACGTCAAGGACTGCCTCTTTGATAACTGCACTATTAGAAACTCTAAATTAGAAGGGTGCTCGATCTTTTCAAATAATTCAATCAAGTTTTCTAAACTCATTGACTGTGATTATTTGGGAGTAACAAACGAGATTCGTTCAAGCTTTCTAGATAATCCAGACACAAAGCCAATACATGCAAATGTTACTGAATGTCTAGTAAATCGAGGAAGATTTACCCTAAATTCAGAAATAGATCAATCTACTAAGATTATCAAACACTAACACATACGATACCTAAAGATAGATCTTCTTATTTATTTAAAAAGATAAATAACAAAAATAAACTATTTATCGAATGGCCATCTATAACAATTTAGAGAAGATTCGCCGCTTAACTAATTCAAGCTTAACTTCGCTCATCGATGTAACTAACTTGAATTTTAAGAGTATATCAGATGCAAACCTAGAATTTTTAAATAACATTAGTTATAATGAGACGACTAATTCGTTTTCACTCTATTCGGGCACGTTTGAACTTGTAGAGATTACAAATCAACTCACGATCTCCCAAAGCAGTATTCCGACTTTTACGATTAACTCAGCTGGTAATGCCGTTGGTAAGTCACTATTAGTTGATGTTGCTGAGACACAGAGACAAAGATTCACAGATTTTCCAGCATATCCAGCAGTAGGCGTACCAGGAGAAATAGTCTATACTGGAGTATCAGGATTAGATCCAATATATGGAGAAGACCTAATTGGATATTTTCAAGATAGAGGATGGGTTAGTCTTACTGGCGGATATGGTTCTTCTGGAGGAAACGGAGGACATAAAAAGGTTATCGCAGCAAACGAGGCATTAAAGATTGATGCAGACTATCAGTATTGGATTTATGGAAACTTTACAGTGGAGGGAATCGTCGATAACTATGGAGAATTGGTGATCGCAAACGGTACCCTAATACTTCTTCCTGGAGGACAGGTCAATAACCTTGGCTCAGGAATAATTAAAATTGTGAACCTAGCGACTGGTACCAGTGTTCAGGTAGTAGTTCAAAACTTTACAGCCACTGCTCTATTGCCTCTTACAATAACGCACGGATTGGGTACTAAAGATTTTGTATATAGTGTTAGAGATGGAAATACTCTAGTTGATGTCGATGTCACTCACATAGACGATAACTCGTTTGATTTAATCTCTACTGGAAACATAACAAGTGGAGTGATTGTGCTCCAAGCAAAAATATAATGAGCCATGCCATACCAAGGAAAGAAAAATCATAGCATCCCTCAACATAAAAAAGTCGCATCGACTCCTGTGCCACCAGAACTGGGATACAGTAAGATTTACGCTAAATCAGATGGTTGTTGGTATTGTCTGGATGACACTGGAATAGAGAGCGTAGTTGGAAGCAGTGGTGGAGTAATAGATGTTGGTGCAGGACTATGTTCAACCTATAGAATAGATACATGTAACACAGCAAGCGGTGCAGGCTCAACTGTTTCTGGCGGTAAATGTAATATTGCTAGCAGTAATTATTCAACGCTTAGCGGAGGAATATGTAACACCGCAAGTGGATACGCAGCGACTATTAGTGGAGGATGTAATAACGTCACAACTAGCGGAAATTCAACAATAGGCGGAGGAGCGATAAACTGTGCAAGTAACGTTTTTACAACCGTCTCAGGAGGACGCGGCAATACTGCAAGTGGGCAGAGTTCAATTGTCAGTGGGGGAATGTGTAATACTGCGTCATTTAGCTATTCTACAATTGGCGGAGGATGTAGTAATATTGCAGGTGGAACTGGTTCGACCGTTGGTGGCGGATGTTGCAATAAAGCAAATCAAACTTGTGGAAACGGTTCAGTAATCAGCGGAGGATATTGCAATACAGCAAGCTCATCTTATTCAACAATTGGAGGAGGTCGATTGAATGCAGTATATTCAGCTGGATCAATAGTCAGTGGTGGAGAGTGTAACACAGCTTGTGCTACTGGTGCATGGTCTTCACTTGGAGGAGGGCGCGGTAATACTGCAAGTGGATTAGCTTCGACAATTGCTGGTGGCTGTAATAATACTGCAAGTGCAAGATGTTCAACAATTGGAGGCGGACGATCTAACACGGCTTCTGGTTATGACTCAGCTATTAGCGGAGGATATAATAATGCTGCATCTGGCGCAACATCAACAGTTGGTGGAGGTTTTGCTAACACATCTTCGAATACTTATGCAACAGTTAGTGGAGGTTCACAAAACCGAGCGACTGCCTGGTCATCTACCGTTAGTGGAGGATATTGCAATACTTCATCAGGTTGTAACTCATCAATACTTGGAGGATGTCGCAATACTGCGAGTGCACACTATTCAGCTGTCTTAGTAGGCAAATGCAATGTCGCTTCAGGTTGCTATTCGGCTATACTTGGAGGTTGCGGAAACACGGCAAGCTGCAGTTTTTCTGGAATATTTGGCTGTAACATAAATGCTATACAGGCAAACACCTTTCACGTAAATAACTTAGCAATAGTCAACACCCCTACTCAGGATCAGGCTGCTACTAATTATCTAGTAAGGGACGCAGTCAGTGGGATAGTTAAGTACAAGACTATTCCTGGACCAACTGTTTATGGTCTATTTGCACAAACTAGCAATAGCACAACAATATCAGGCACGCTCTCAGAATTGAGTCTAATCGGTAGCGGAATAGGTTCATTATCTGTACCTTCAAATGGGTTTAGCGTAGGCGATTCATTTGCTGTAAGAATATCTGGAGATTTAGGTGCTAACAATGGCGATACCTTAACATTGAGAGTTAAGTCAGGTTCAGCTGAATTTGGGGTAGTCGGTCCAATCAATATGCCAAATGTTACATCTTCACACTTTTCCTTTGATGTAACCTTTACTGTTAGATCGCTAGGTACTGCAGGAACAGCTAGTTTATTATCTTCGGGCTATTTTACATTTACTCAAAATGCAGGTAGCAGCTTTGAAGGTGATAATTTTAGTACTTTAAATCAAACTACTTTTGATACAACGATTCCTAATCAGCTGGATGTCACTGCACAATTTAACTCAACAAACGCAGCGAATTTTATTTTTACTGAAATATTTGTTTTAAATAAGATATATTAAAAAATAAGAAAATTATGTATAAGTCTGGAATAGAATTACCTAAAGTCTCGTTTGCAACACTCACCTATTCAAACATACCTGTCGGGAGCTACTTTGTAGGTTTTGATCTAGATAACTCTGGTGTCCTTTCTAAGATGGATCATCTTGGAAATATCACAACTGTTGAAGGAGGCGGTGGAATTCCGACACTACAACAAGTTTTAGATTTCAACCATGACCTTGTAAATGGAAATAACTTTCAAGGTACGTGTGCAGGTGATGGAAACACTGGATCTAGCATAATTGCATTGGGTACAGACGCAGCTCGATGCAATACTGGAAACGGAGTGGTCGCAATTGGTGCAACTTCATCTTTTTGTAACACTGGGATGGGAGTTACCTCATCAGGCTATCAATCAGCATTCTTTAATACTGGAAATAAGTTAACCGCTTTTGGAGAAAGTGCAGCTTATCAAAATACTGGAAGTCAGGTAACTTCTACTGGTGCATTTTCAGCATATTGCAACACAGGGAATAATGTGACGGCTTCAGGTTACTTTTCTGCACAGTGTAATACTGGAAGCGGTGTATCTGCACTAGGAAGAGGATCAGCATACTGTAATACTGGAAATTATACGACTGCGTCTGGAACATACTCAGCATATCATAACACTGGATCCAACATTGCAGCAGTTGGAACATACTCAGCATACTGTAATACAGGAAATAATGTTGTAACTGTTGGAACTCACTCTGGTTACTGTAATACTGGAGATGTTCTTACTGCAATAGGAAGCTTTTCATCATACTTCAATAGTGGCAATCAAGTAACGGCAGTTGGAAGCAATTCAGCATATTGCAATACTGGAAGTCTTATCACGGCAGTTGGATTTCTTTCAGCAAGTAATAATATTGGAAACTATGTAACTGCATCGGGTTATCGTTCCGCATATGGAAATTCCGGAGATACTGTGACTGCATCAGGATATCGATCTGCTTATTGCAATACAGGTAGCGATGTGATTGCTTTAGGAACGTGTGCTGGATCATGTAATGCTATATCTGGATCAACTATACTTAGTAACTTAAATTTACCAAGTTATGTAGATAGAGCCGCAGCAACTGCAGCAATCACAATAGGCACCGGTGGAGTCACTGGAAACACATATTTCTATTATAATCAAACAACCTTTGCGATAGAAGGAGTTCGATTATAAATCAAGATAAATAAAATAAAAGGACTAACATGTACGGATCTGGAATGGAGATGCCTAAAGTCTCGTTTTCATCACTTGACTACACTCAAATAGAGGCAGGGAGTTACTTTATAGGTTTTGATCTCGACGACGCAGGAGCACTAAAAAAAATAGACTCAGCAGGTACGATTACGCTTCTTGAAGGAGCTGGAGCGGTTAGTGAAGGTGCAGGCGCAGGATCAACGTATAGAATAGATAATTCAAATGTTGCAAGCTCAACCTATTCAACGGTTAGCGGCGGATATGACAATACTGCAAGCGGATATGCCTCGACTGTTAGCGGAGGATATGGAAACACTGCAGGCAATAATGATTTAAACACGGTCGGTGGAGGATTTACAAACACTGCAAGCGGATATTACGCAGTCGTATCCGGCGGAGCACTAAACGTTGCTAGTTCTGATTATACTACTGTTAGCGGAGGATATAATAACTTTGCAGCAAATATCGCAACGACTGTTAGCGGTGGTTATTCTAATGCTGCATCCGGAATAGGTTCTAGCGTTGGCGGCGGCGTTGTTAATACTGCGAGCTCTTACTATTCAACGATAGGCGGAGGATATGGAAACACAGTTAGTTCATACTATGGCCTTTCAACAATCGGCGGAGGATTTTCAAATACAGCTAGCTCATATTATGGAAACGAAACAATAGGAGGCGGTTCTAGCAATACTGCAAGCGGTAACTATTCAACCATCGCAGGTGGTAGAAATAACACGGCAAGCGGATACTATTCAGCAACGATCGGTGGAGGAACAAGTAACACTGCAAGTGGAGGATATTCAACTATTTCAGGCGGTATTAACAACACTGCAAGTGGAGGATATTCAACTATTTCAGGCGGTTTTAACAACACTGCAAGTGGAGGATATTCAATAATTGCTGGAGGAGACTCAAATAGCGATGGTGGCTGTCCACGAGCAATGATCGTTGGAAGCAATATCACTGCAAATAGGTCTTGTGCAACATTTGTAAACCAACTCTCGATCATGAACTTACAAGACGGGTCGGCCGGTCTACCGCCAAAATCAGTATATTATTGCTCGACTGACTCAAATAGGCTGTATTTTGTTCCATAATTAAAAAAATAAAAACTAGATGGCAGAAGTAGTACCCTCATTCGATTCATTAATGATAATTAAACAGAGTCAAGGCTGGATTGCAAAGTATGTAGTAAAGTCAAGATCAATCAATTATTCAGTAAATCTAGAAAGGTATGTTGAATTAAGTAATAGTAATTCACTTATCCTAGCTGACTTGAATGAGTATTTAAAATCTCTTAATCCAAGAACTGCTTTTGAGATTGATAAAGAAGGACCCAAGCCTGAGCCAATAGGAAATTCTCGAGAAATAATATTTACTCAATTTTACAATAATGAAATGACATTTAGAACTATTCCAGATAAAGAAAAAGGACTACGTGAAAGAATATTACGTAACTTAACATTGCCAGTTAGAGAAAATATTAAGCAACAGATTGGGATTCCATATCTAACTATTTCAGAAAATATTAAAGGCAATGTTGATAGTTTAATTATTGCGATCGATCAATTGGCATCGAGTCCAACTGAATAGTTTAATAATACTTAAATTCATCATAGAACCATCTATATTTATTCTTGATCCAGTTACAGGCTTCTTGGCCTAATACTTCTTTATAATCAGATTTCAATGGCTCTAGCTTTTTACGAATCTTGTGATCGCCATATATTCCATATACGGAATCGTCTTCTTGAGTTATCTGCTCAATATTATCAAAATCATGACTAAAATAAGGAAGCTCAAAGTATTGATAAATCTTCCTCATTTCGGGTTCAGGATTCTTGGCTAAATCCTCATACTTGATAAAGAGCATCTTTTTATCAATGCCCTCCTTAAATATCTGATATAATCTTTCTATTGCAAGCCCTACAGGTTGACCCGATGACCAAACATCTATTCTCTTCTCAGTGGTCGTGCCTGTCATCGTAGCGTGATTCACTATTCCTGAATCAAGGTGAGGATTCTTACGAAAGTTTTTTTCCATTGAGGCAAATATTCCACGCAAGTCTCTCACCATACACACTACCTTGGGATCCGGATAAAAAGAGTTTAGAAACCCATAGTGTACTCCCCAGCCTCTGCTCTTATCTAAAACATAAGGCTTATCTGTGACTCCATTAAAGAATCCCAATACTCCATCGTGACAAAACTGAGTAAATCCAGTTTTCATTAGGGATGTGTCCTGTGCCTTAAACTCAGCC